AATCGATTGTGGTCGAGAAGAACTCGGTCATGGGGCCTAATCAACAATCCATGATTAGTATCGGAATCGTGACAGGTATCATCCTTGGACGGTTGATTGCTGACAATGTTTATTTTGTGAACGTGTCGACTTGGCGCAAGTACTGGAAGTTCAGCTACAAAGACCGTAGCAAGAAATCAATGAAGCTACAGGCAGTTGCTAAGGTTTCGGATGAATTTAGCCTAAACGTCAAAGACGACGAGGCCGATGCGATTCTAATTGGTTCGTATTTTGTAAACCAAGGCCGTGAATTCGGAGACTTGGAAAGCCACAAGATAAGTTGAGAGGTAGAAACATGAGTTATACTGTAACATTATTTTTTGACAACATGGTAGATGAAACTCACTTCTTTAAGAAAGAGGGAGATGCTGCTAAATGCAAGGCTCAGCTTGAGAGCAAGTATCGAGGAGAGCGATTGTATCGAGTCAAACTCGAAAAGGTGGAATGATGAGCTTAAAACAGACGTTACTCGAAGCCGTGTGATGCACGGAAGAGACGGATTAGAGCGCTGGAACGCGATTTGTTGAGGAAAAAGAATAAAGAGCTAGAAGAGAAGATAAAGGAGTTGGAAGATGAATAAACAGGAAGCGTTAAAAAGGATTGAGGCACAGAAAGAAACCATCATAAGACTTACTGGCTGGGCAGTTTATGTATATATAGAGGAGCTTATTAAAAGTCTTGACGAACCGCAGAAAGTCGTAGTTCCGCAGTTTGTGGCGGAATATATAGAATTTCAAAAGAAAAACAACTTCCATGTTTATGGAGCGATGAGAATAATTGAAGATCATTATGACAAGAGAGTCCCTGAGTGGTTTTACGAAGGCAATATCGAAAAATTCTGTCTTGCTTGGATTTTAGGCTACGAGGTCGAGAAAGAGAAGCGGTATTTGGTGAAGATGAAAGGTGTTAATGATTATGGTTGCTATCTTAATAAAGGCTTATTATCCAAAGAATATTTTTGGGAATCAAAAGCCGAAATCGGTGGGTGCAGAACCAAGCACACCCGCAAAGAACTAGAAGAAGCTGGTTTCGGTTGGGTATTCGAC